TAGCGCCAACGGGCAAGGCTTTGTAGTTGTAATCTTCGGGGCGTATTTCCATGGTATCTCCGTTTATATAAACAGTGTATTGTAATAGTTTATCAGGGACTCCCTGACTTCGTCTGTCAGACAAACATCTTCATTATCGTCCTGTGCTATTACAATACAAGTGCCGTCGGGTGTTTCACAATACGAATATATTTTACCTGTATTGTCGTCATACCCTTCCCCAAACTTCAATGCACGCACATTAAACATTGGTTGCTCCTTTCTTCTTGGTTGCTTTCGGTTTTACGGTTTTGCACCCACAACCACACGCGGGGGTGTCCCGTGGCCACACTGGGTAGCCTGGCCGGTATCCTGGGCCTCTTGATTCAGGTGGTTGCATCCTGCACTCACCACATCGCACGTCTCCATACATCCGTGTTTCGAAGAACACCGCGCACTCAGCGCACACTTTTGGTTTTGCTGGCATTTGTAGTTCCTTTCTGACCGCTTCAGTAAGTATAGTAAATCGGCGTGGGCTATTCGAAGTTGGACTATCTCGTGCGTCTTTGTGTCTACAAGCGCCTTATATTCTTTTATTGTGGACTTAAGACGATCCAATTCAGCCTTTAGGGAGGCTACTTCTGCCTTAAGAGCGGCTACTTCAGCAGCGTGTCTGGTTTTTATTACATTCACATATGCCTCGGCTGAAGCTACGATTGGAAAAACCATACTACCTCCTCTGGCAACAATTGTTACCTAACGTTGATGCTGTCGTTGTACGCCGCGAGTACCTCTTCATATGTGTCGGGTAGGGTCTTGTCTATTCTGACCGCAACCACCCTGGGGTGCTGTAGCGCATTATGTTTGGTTATGCATTCTGCGCGAACGTCAACGACCTTGCCTATCCAGTCGCTCGCTGGGGTTATTCTGCATAGCGGTGATTCCTTGTCCTCATTCAGGCCGCTGCCTACTTTGGTATGTATCATGGCACGGGCACCGAAAGGAACAGGGGTAGCAGACTCACACACCAGAGAGCCAATCCAATCAGGGTTGCGCTTATGCGGTATTACTCCGGTAACCAGCAGGCTGCACTCGAACTGGTTCTTGAGCTTCATCTGCGAAACCATCCGGGTGTCCTTCCAGGGGGCACCGCGGTCCTTCAGCACGCCGCCTTCGTAGCCCATGGCTATCCACCCACCAACGACACGCTGGGCATCTGCGAGGCTATGCACAAGTACCTCATCTATGACGGTGAATGCAGGGAATCGGTCTTCAACTCCTTCGATAGAGTCGCAATAGTCTTCGCACAAGGTGCACAATTTAAAGTATCGATCCCTCTGTTGCAGTGGTTCGAACCCATCAAAGAACCTGTCATATCGGATAAGATCCAGGCCCTTGAACTCCACATAGTATCCACCAGCCTTGATTGCGTCTGTTCCTTGGAACTGGCTGTTGAACACCCCATTCGCCTCCGCCCTATCCACGAGCTGGCCTTTATGCCACAACACTACCTCGCAGTGCAGCACATCATGGTGCATTACCCGTAGGATCGGTTGGATATACGTAAGCATCTGGCTGTACACATCCTGCCCCTGTCTGGTATGCGCACCTTCGACACCATGTGGCCCTGCTTTCTCGATGAATAGACTCAGGCCGTCAGCCTTCTCTTGCAAGGCAACGCCACTGGGCCAGTGAAACCTGGACTCAGCCTTCTCGGGATCGAAACTCGACACACCTCCGTAGGGCTGGTGATAGATCAGGCCTGGGAACGCTTTGTTGACCAAGGCTTCGCCAATGTTGCCGGGAAGTTGGCGGTTGATGGCGTAGGTGAATAGGGTGCGCAGCTCCGGCGAGGCTTTTCCAAGGAAGTTGCTACATATAGACTTGATTACGTTTGCAGGGATTTCTCTGTTTGCCATGTCTTCAAACAATCCGAGCATGGCAATAAAATCCCAATTACCATCCCCATATGTCGGATCAGGCAATCCCTTCACCGTCATGTAGAAGTTGTGCTGGGGGTCGAGCACCCAGCGCAGGTACGTTTGAAGGTCCTCACGCTCCAAGCAGTTTCCATCTTTCAGTATCTGAACCTTCTGCTTCTGCGTCTTGGCTTCAGCCGCTTTGATGATCGTTTCCAGGATGGCTCTGGCTTCAGTCATTGGCAACCACCTTCCACTGGTAGGTGTACTTGGTTGACTGCCAATCCCAGTCGCCCTGTGGGTTCTTGACGAACTCCAGACGACCCATGGGCAGCAGCTCCGGGGCCTTGGTGAAGGTATGCAGCATCCTGAACACCTCCCGGTCTTTGGAGACGAAGAAGAAGTCCGCTTCATAGAACTCGGTGAACACCTTACACTCATTCCATATACGGCATCCTGACTCCTTTGAGAGGATCTCTGCCTCCAGATCCTCCGGGAGAGTGACGGCCAGAACGTGTTCGCCGTGGGCATTTATCACCGGCACATATCGACCATCGGTGGTTAGGTCCTGTAGGAATTTCAAGATTTTTTGGGCATACTCTTCGCTGAAAAGGTCAATACCTCCAACCTCGATGTCTCCGGGGAATTCCACGATAAGCATTGCTGGATGTTGTTCGATCATGTCTATATCCTTTCGTTTATGGTAACAATTGTTACCGTTAGCCCTCGACGGGAATACAAGTCACACCTGCCACCATGTGTGGGCAGGCAGTAGATACCTCATCACAATACAGCAGCTCTGCCAGCCCGACACGCCTAACCTTGTGCCTATGTGGGGCTGAATGCGGACAACTAAAACAGGGAATTATTCCGTCGGGATTTGTTTTGAACGCATGGGTACACTGAAATAGACCTGTCCTCATAACACCACCAATCTGCACATATGCGTGCATGGTCTTGGTGTCCGACTTTGCTTTCAACAACGTCGAATCCAAGCGTAGTTGTCATACATAACCGGCTGATAAAGTCCATACCGGACGCTTCCATCAAGCCAAGGAACCACAGTTTGGTCATCATAGGGTTAGCCCCACAGGTTCAAGGTTCTGGCCTTATGTGCGTCCTCTTCAAGCTTATTAAATTCTGGGGCCTCTTCGGTGGGCAGCTGCTGAATCTGGTAGGTCCGTCCGAGAACCGTTGTGTGGGGGCCGCGGGCGCTCTTTACCTCCACCATAACACCTTCACTCGCCGGGAAGCCGCATGCGCTGGCCGAATCATCGAACTTGAACACCTCGCCGTTGGAATCAACGTACAGGAAGTAATCCTGATCAAATATCTGTCGCAGGTCATTGAAGTAGTCCACCATCTCAAAGAAGGCGGCATATCCGCTGGACACAACAGGATCTGTGTAGGATATAATGAGCACGAGTTCTTCTGGCATGTCTAGGGCATCAGTGCCTGCCCCCGTGATGTATTCAAGGCCGTCGCGCTGTAGTGCATTCTCCAGGATCTCCATGGCCACCTCGTTAAATAAAATTGACTTATCGCTTTTTTCCGCTGATATGATAAATACTTCCTTCATGATAATTTCCTTTCTGTTATGGTAACAATTGTTAACAGCTTATACTACTGTCTATTAAAGGACCAATTAATTAACAACTTAAGAGTAACCTAAAAGGTAACCGACTTTCTTACCCCTCTATTAAAGGTCCAATTGTTTCTGCGGAAACTATTCGGACACTTTTTGGTTAAAATATCTGGCATTTAAAACAAAAATGGGCAGCTACCCGTAGGTAACCGCCCATTAAGTGTCATTTTGGTAACAATTTGTTACCATTCTGGCCTATTTTTAGTCGATTTTGGCGTCCATATCGGCCCCGCCGGACCAATCTTCGTACACATATCCCGGATCTACAAGCTTTCCACCCTGCTTTTCGACCAGCGTAACCCAATCGGCCACCGCCTCATCCTGAAAACTGCCGAAAGCAGCTGCTTGAAGAGTGATCAGAAGCCCATCAGTAGGCACCACAGGAGGGTAATTTGTTGCCAGGCAATCTGTATAAATCGCTTTTCCAAGGGTAAAGTCCTGATTTGCCATGATTCGAAGTCCTTTCTCGTAAATGGCCTCAAAAATTTCTATCAAATTTTGCATTCTGTGAAATACAAGGGGTCACGCACCTACCGGATGTAAACAATTGTTACCATTACCGGAAGAAGTGGATTGATTGTTTGACTTCTTGGATGTCATAATTGCCCCTTTCTACGTCCGAATCAGCAGGCATATCGTGCTCCATGTGCGGAAACTGCGCTTGCATCTGCCTTTTCAGACCGATTAAAACGTTATGTTGATAGATATCACAAAATGTCTCTCTTATAATAGCATGGAATGGTTCAACCTGACCGAATGGTACTCCAAAACTGTCGTGCACCAACGAAAAATTAGTAATGCCCAGGTCCAGAGCTTTAACAACCGTGAACACCATGTGCGATGCATCCATACTGTGCACAAAGTTAGGCGGAAAGCTCGTTGCCATCTTATTCTTATTTAAGTCATCTGTCTCCTCTTTGTAGGTTACTCGGATGCGCCCGAACATCTTGAGCACTACCTCCGAATCCTTGGTTGCCTTGATATCCTGCCTGGCAATAAATCCAGTAGGTGTGGTCCAGATCATTGGTACGTTTAGCTTACAATTCACTTTTATAAGGTCCCGCAGAAATTGCATAGCCTTGCGTGCAGCCACGACCACGGTATCCAGGGCATGCCAGATGTAATGATGTAAGGGTAGGGCGATATCGTACACATCATAGGCATTCCATCCAATGGCGTTCTTGTCATTGATCTCGACCACCCAGTCCTTGACATGCTTCAGGCACGACCGCTTTGTGCCGCCGTAAGGCACAATCATAGTGCTGCGCTTGGTGGCCTTGCGGTCAATAACCTCTAACACATGCCGCATAAGTCTATTGAGCCTGCCGTCAGCCTTAATCTTCACTTTACCGTTGCGGATCAGGCCTTTACGCAAATCCTCAACAAGCTCCTTGACTACATGATCGGCAGTCTCTGTATAGATGTCCTCTGGTTTACAGCCTCGTAGCTGAGCCAACAGGTTTACCGCCTTGGCACCAACTGGATCGAGCAGCATGGCACTGAAATGCTGGATGCCATTGCACGAACCATCCTGATTGCCACTGAGATGCGACATATATCCGGATGCGTAGTTGGTGAATTCACCCTGGTAACAATTATTAACAACTGGTGCCGGGTGCATCATAAAGACTTCAGCCAATTCCTGACAGACAGCCAAGAACATATAAGGCTTATCCGCACCACCCCAAAATTGCTCAGTTTCTGCTGGGTCAAGGCCAGTGCGTATGATCTCCTGTTTGTGGTTAAAAACCCAACTGACCCTATCCTCAAGGGGCACTTTATCCACCCCATATACCCCGGCTGCATGCAGGCATATATGCCAGAACCCATATTTCCCGAGTGGTGTGCCTTCCTTGAAGCGCAGCAAGCCTTTGCTAAGATCCGCCCCTTGTGGATTAACACCAGTGCCGCACGGATAAAATCGGCCACGATAATCAAGCGTATGAACATAATAGAATTCTTGCTCCTTCGCCAGCATCCGCCCTACTCGTAGTGCTGACTCAATACCCAGACGCTTCGCTTTGCGCTCGTTATCTTTGAGTATTATCTCGCGTTTAGTATTGCACCATTTGGCATAGGCGGCCTTTTCGTCAGGGGTAAGACTCCCGCGCACAGCCTTTTTATAGCGCCGGAATTCCTTGTCGTTCATATCCCCTTGTTCAAGATCTCCGAGTGGGTTCTCTGGGATCTCTATTGGGAGTCTATCGGACATACCAACCCCACCATGCGGCTTGTTCCATTGCGCCAGAGCCTCATTCAGTACGAATTCGTTTATCTGCCATGCGGTAGCCTGGGCAGCATTAACCGCCTCATATACATCTGGCATGAAAGCATTCTCAAGCAGCCGAAGATGCTCCTTTCCTGCCTTAACTAAAGGGCGGCGCTTGCGCATTTCTGGATGCCAGTATCCGCCGTTGTATGGTGTTGACCACGGCTTAGGTGGAATAAGCGTTGGTAGGTATTCTGGATGTAGGCTTGCGCAAATGTTCATATTAGCTTTAATGAACTCTTCCGCGTACTTAGTAGGCACTACCATATTCTTTTTCGAAGTGCGCCCTGAGCTGACGAGAACCCTTTCAATAAACCCGGTTCCAGGAATCATGTTCTCAAACTGGTAACAATTGTTAACAGCGGATTCGCCGTTAATGTACTCCCCGGTTGCCAGAATGAACAGATCAATAAGGGTTACCCCAAGGCGCAGGCGATCAGCGTCTGGCCATGGCACCCAAGAAGCGCCATCACACGAAGTCACAGCTTCAGCAACAGCGTCATTAGTCTCAGAGGCTGTCATACCAAGCCTCGCGGCCCGCTTGCGAGCAGCGGCTTCTGCTACAGCAGGATCAGCGGCCTTGTTATGACAAGACACAAAGGCGCGGCGGCGGGTACGGTAGTCGTTAACGTGGTCTTTCTTCAGGCGCGTCTCGACAGCCTTATAATACATGGGATGCGTTGCATCGAAGCTTGCAAAGCGCATATGGTCCTCAATGTGCCCGGTAATGCGCATGGCTACTGAGGTTAAGTGTGCTTTACGGCTAACGCTGTCTATAATGGCACGGCCAGCAAGATAGGCGACTTCTCTGGTGTCGCAGCCAGCAAGATACAAAGCGGCGGTATTCACCTTTCCCCTCGACTCTACACTCTGTTGGGTGAAATACTTGATAGCCTCCTCATATGATTCGAATACAGTCCGCAGCATGGCCTGCCCATAACTCGTGCTGCTTTCGTTTTTGGCAGCTACCTTACTGCCGTCTTCTGTTTCCCTGAACCGGGCAGCGTCCACTTGCGCAAAGTACTTGCTGATGCCACGGTCTATCATTGCTTCTTCCCACTGACGTTCGATGGTGTACATGTTTCCTCCGATGAAATGTAAACAATTGTTGCCAGTTAGCTTGCAAAAGGGTCAGTCAAAACCAATGTTCTATTACCCTTACCATCAGTACGCCACATTACATTCTGATCATGTAGATCAAGATATGATGCTCCAATGGCCTCATATTTCAGATTAGCGGCTGTCTTGATGGTTTCGATGAAGGGCACTATATCTTCCGCCATTAATGCGACGAACATACGCCAAATTTTTACCAGATACTGGCGTGCTACTACTCCTGTAATGGGTATACCGACGTACTTCTTCAGATTACGGGGTATGTAGAATGACCTACCAGTAATCACCGCCTTACGTATATCTTTGACAGTAATATTACGGAGAATACAGGAGTGTCTAATCACATCTGCGATACAATTGACTATCGCACCATCATTTCTACTAAGTGGTATAAGACGTTCAATAACAGTATATGCGTCCTCATCGCATGTATATATTGTAAAAATTCTTGGTAGGTGCGGGTTGTTCTGCCAGTTGTCACAGCAATATTTCGCCCAGCGAATGTAGCCATCATCATTTCGGCTAATCTTAACTACAGTTTCTGAATCATCAGATGATTCGTACACCTCAGCAAAGAGGCCATCACCTATACATTTTTGTTTTGTCGCCTCATCAACCATATCTTCAAAGTCTTTATGATACATGATGTTCCCTCCATGGTAACAATTGTTTACAATCAATTACACTTTTCCTGTGCGCTCCTGATACAACTCCTTGCTCAAGCAATAGACCTTCGTTGCGCTGATTCCATGCTTAGAACGCTTCGCCAGTGAATTCAACCGCTTAATGTGTTTCTTATTCATTAGTCCGCCTTTGGGTAGAACATCTTTAAGGTAGTATCGCTGGGGTGGGCAAGGCTAACAACATACCCAAGGTTTTGATAACATCTGGCCATATACAAGGCCGAGCGTGCCTCTCTGATTGTGTGCTGGAACATCCGACAGCCCATGGTAAACTCAAAACCGCTCTTGAAAACTTCAACTTGATACATGACAACCCCCAAATGGTAACAGTTGTTAACAACCGTCTGATATAGGCTTTAAAATCTATACCAAATTTTCAATCCCCGTTAGTACAAAGGGCCACGCTTTTATCCCTATCAGGACGATACAGTTTGGCATTGCGCGTCGCTCTATCTACACATACCCAGTTGTCAAGGTCAACAAAGTACTGCGCTGTATTATGCGCTAACTCTGGGCTTTCACACTCGATTATACGCGCCGCATTGCCCATGATAAACGCTTCTTTTGTATCGTACAGTTTCACAGTGTGTTTAGCCATTGTTCTCTACCTTTCGCCTGCGTATAACAGTTGATGATATCCTGATCTCTGTGTAGCCTTGTCCCTTGGCTGTTGTTACCGCTGCCTGCACCCCATTACGTGCAAGCATCGCCCTTAACTTCATACTAAGTCTTTTGTACCTTATTGCATCCATTGGGTGAATCCTTTCTGTTATGGCAGCAATTGCTGCCGCTTTGCTTCAAGGGTAAGGTGTCCTATCCAGCGGGGCACAAACTCATGCCTATGCCCCCTTGGATAAGGGCAAGGAGTTAACCTCGCCCATACCCTTGAGATTAGATGCCAAGTGCCTCTTTGAGATTGTTCAACTCTTTCATATCGTCAGCGTTACCGCCGAAGTCTGGATGGCATTGCTTTGCCATTGCCCTGAAGCCAGCCTTGTACAAATCTTTGGCCAGCTTAGAGGACGGAGCACTGCCCATTTTGCTGGTGGCTGTACGTTTATGTGCCATCTTTTCAGCAGCCAATGCGCTTTCAAGATAGGCAATCTTTGCCTTTGCTGCCCGCAACATTTCCAGGAGTTCTGCTTCGCGGTCGATGCCCTTGGATTCTTCAGCAGCGGGACCCGCTGATGCGCTCGCGGCGGAGGTGGCATTGTCGGTGGCCTTGTCCTCTTTGGCCTCTTGCTTGTTAATCCCAAGGATCTCACTGGCCACTGTGTCAACCAACTTGGCGGTTACCGGTTTTCCTGAGTCGACGACTGCTTGCCATATCTGGACAACCCTGGAGTCATACTCCATATCTTCAGGCACCTTGGCAAACGGGCGGCACTGACTTTCAGTGGTCGGCAGGACTTTGAAGCCGTAGGACTGAAGTTGTTCGTGGATTCTCCAGGACGCTATCAGCTGGGTTGCACGCTGCCGGGTCATATCCCACTTATCCGCTGCGTAGGCGTCAAAGGTGCTGAAGGCTGCCCGATACAAACGCCCGCTGCGGATGTCGGCCAGCGCCCGACCTACATTGTAAAAGGATTTCAGGCCCGCCCTGATTGTGGTTTCACAAGAGGCAAGGGTTTTCTTTTCATCCGCGGTAAGGGTAGCGGCGGTGTCATTGTTGGCGGTGTTGTTGGTGTCATTTGTTGTTGTCATGGTAGTGGCCTTTCCTTAGTGGGTTATTGAGTTGGTTTCCTTAGTGCTGCTCCCTTTACATCATATATCGGCTGTTGTGTCAAGGACTTTAGGTTTTTTTTTTTTTTATTTCGCGGGCACTATCTCATCGTACCTCAAGCCCGTGTAATATGTTGAACCGAAAACATCCTCATGCCCATAATACCACAGTAAATCGGTTATCTTATGTTGCAGGGGCAGGGCTAACCACGCCTCTACATTATCGCATCCAATACGCCCAACACAGGCCACCAACTTAGGTAAGTCTGCCCAGTCATATTCTACTGTGATATCTGCGTCATTTGAAAGCACCGCGAAATCAAAGGTGTCGTACTCATCCTTACTACCATCTCCCAAGGTACCATAATAGAATAACGTTTCACTCTCTCCGACTATCCAGGCAATCCCATATCCCTTCAATGACAGATCAATGTCGACGTCAGGCCCTTCCAGTTTATTGTGATCGAAGTCTTGCCTTTTCATATTGCACCTCCTAATTATTTCATCTACTTTTGTATTTTGTTGTTCTGGGTCATATGGACGTACAGCGAAGTGTTTTAAAAAGCTCATTATCTTACTCCTATTCTAAAATCTATACCAAATTTCTAATGCCGGGTAGTACAGCCGGTCACGCCCTATTCGAAGTCTATCAGAAGCGCAGTGGCCCAGCCAGTAAGGACAAAGTGCGCTATCATGGCGTTGCTGCCTTTATCGATCATGCCAAGGTCACCTTGCTCGTAACCATGGATTGCAGGATAGCTTGCTACTTCACCAAAGGTACCAAGATGATATCCGGTAGCAAACGTACCGTTATTTAGATCAGTGAATTTGAGTACTGTGCCCACTGCCAGCTGCGCAATGAACCCTGCCCTACCGAACATAGCTGCTTGAGCGCCAACCAATGGCTCATCACACACTTCATCCAATCCGTCTTGATGCCAAGGCTTACCGCTTGCCTCAAGCCAAGCGACATGCCCTAACCAATGAACAAGGAGAGAGGTCCCGGCACCAGCAGCAAGCTCGAGGTAGTCTGCGCCTTTGGCCTCCTTGAACTTGGCAAGCGGTATGCCATTGATCGACCAGTTGTCAGTCCATGACTCGCTGTAGCCGGGCGTAACTGTCACGAGGATAGAGACCGTTACGAAGATAACACTTGCAGCCATTACCTTAGATAAGGAAAGGTGTTTCATCTGGTTCATCTTGGTGTCTCCTATGCTTTAATTTTAAATACACAGTTATCGTTGCGTGTGTCCAGGACCAATACTGTCCAGGCCCTGCCAAGACGGGCGATTTGTTCCGCAACCTCAAATGCCAATTGCTTACTGGTATAAATATGTGGCCATGTCTTAACGCTTTTGTTACCGAAGAGGTAGAGTTTGATCTGATACATTGGGCCCCCTTTGTTAGATGCCGACAACGCCGGACTTGAAGGTGTAAAGGTTAATCTGCCCAGGGTTCTTTTCAATAGCCGCTGGGCTGGTGTCACCCAAGAAAGAGACACTTGTTACTTGATTAAGGATGTAACCGTTTTGTTTCCACACCTCAGCGTATATCCCGCGGCCAGTGGTATGGTTGGCTTTTATTAATCTTCTTGAAAGTAACATCTTGTGTCTCCTTGGTTAGTGCCTTGGTTAGTGTTTGTTCTTCTTACATCATATATCGGCTGTTGTGTCAATAACTTTAGCGATTATTTTCAAGGAAACAAAAAAAAAAGACTAATTAAGGGCTAATTAAGGCAATGCAAGGTGTATGCCAATGTATTGATAATATTTGAAATAGCGCTGGCGTAGGGAACCAATAGACCGGATACCATAGAGAGGTGATTGCCAAGGGTTACCATAGGTTGGTGCAGCCAGCGGTTACCAGGGTGGTTATCGATAGCTGGTATTGGTATGGCCGATAGCTAACAAGTGGGTGCACCCAACTGCCGCTGGTAGAAAAAGAAAGAGTTTACACCGCCCTCGACCCCAACCCCGTACGACTTAGCGTACGCTTTTGGTTGCCGCCCTGGTTACTACCTCCATTGCCTGGGGTCCCGTCCGCCATTGCGTACCGCCGGGGCTGCCAACAATTGTTACCGCCTTTGGTTACCATCGGCAGCGATTCCAAAGGAGGCCTATGGGGGAAACCGCCGGGCCGGGGAGGGGTAGAACCCCCTCGCAGATCTATGCCATTTTTCAAATTAAGGCACCATAGGATGGTAACCCCTGGCTGTTACCCCAGGGGTATCGTCAATTAGCCGGTAATCCAGTACCACAAGAATACCACTGTCCCGAGGACCAGCGCTATGCTAATCCCTGTAGCAGGATTTGACAGTAATGCTTCCATTAGCACCCCCACTTGATCAGGTCGAAGTTGTCCATAAACCTCTGGCTCGGGACCCATTGGGTTAGCTTCCGGGCTTTAGGGGTAAGAGGGATCTCCTGGCCCGTCTCCGGGTCCAGCCGGCCTTTGGCCACCAGCCTCTCACCCTCCCTGTCTACATCCATCTCAGACTTCGGGACAGGGTTACAGGCTGCGGAGTCTTTATCAGCCTGGCCTACTTTCTTTTCATATTCTTTAACCATGCCCTCAACGGACTGGTGCGGATTGACTCCGTAGGTGGGATCGACTGCCATCGATAGCTCCTTTCTATTATAGTAACAATTGTTTACAGTTATTTAATGTGGTTACCGTTTGGTTTTCTTCTTACGTTTGTTGGAGGGGCCTTTGCCCCTATTGGCCTGGATGGCCCTGCCTTGCCTCTCAGCATCGGCCTTGTTCTTGTAGGTCTTGCCCTGGCTACCGTATTTGTAGCCTCCTTTTACTTTCCTTACCGGCATCTTACCTCCTCCCGATAAACGACTTCACTGTGTTCATCAGGCCTCCGGCTACCTTCCCGGGTCCCTGCTTCTCCTGGTTACGACCATAGGCGGCTACACCAAGGACACCCGCCCAGGCTACGAATATTTCCCAGGGGATGGCCGGGACGACAACGAACTTCGGTGACAGGTAGATCGGTAGGACAACATAGTTCAATACAATCACCACCGGGAACCAGAACCCATTCCAAGGCCTCCAGGCGCGTTGATACCAACGTCCATCCTTCAGCTCCGCCTGTATGGTGGAGTTAACATCCGACATGTTCTTTGTCTGCTCCTGGGCTATCGTCGCCTCCAGCTCCATGGCCTTTGCCTTCAGGTCGGCCATCAGCTTCGGGTCATCCAGTATCGCCTGAGCTTTGGCCTCCTCAGAAGCCTCGTGTGAATCCGGGAGAACCGAATCCACCAGCCCAGTCAATATGGAGCCGCTGCCCGGTAGCAGGATGTTAGCTGCTACCGGGGCTACGGACTTGACGACACCCATAAGGAGGTCGATGGCAGACATTATGCGGCAATGCAGGTGAAGGTCAAGGCACCAGCGACTACGCCAGCGAACTCGTCACCATTGAGATTGGTAATAGCATCCGAAGCGATAACTACCTGGTACTCTTCCTCGTTTGTCAGATTGCCGGTGGGGTTGATTGTCACGACGTTGTTCAAGACGCTGACAGCACCAGCTACCGGGGTGCTTGTGCCGGTATCAGACAGAACAATACCGTCGGAGTCGGCAATCAGCACCGTGGTATTGAAGTTCAAGACAACGTTGGCATCAATAGCAACATCCACGGCTTCATGGGCAGGCACGCTGGTGACCAGCAGCACCTCTTTGTTGTCCTTCTGGCGCATGAAGGCAGCAGCCGAGACAGCAGGAATGACGTCCTGGTCAGCGGAGGCCAGGAGACGCCCGGCGCCGTCGGTGCCATACAGAAACAGGTCACCCACGACAGGGGCCGCTGTACTGAAAGTTCCAGCAGTCTCGTCGTAACCTTCGACGACAGTGCCGTCAGCCAGCGTAAGGTCGTAGTCTCCGGTGCTACCGGATACAGCCGTAATGAACTCGCCTACACCGGCGAGATGGGTTGTATTAAAGAATTTCATTTTATCTCCTTCAGGATTAGGAATTGTCTACGGGGCGGAAGAAGTTAGCGGCGACAGCGGCTTTGATGACCTCAACCGAGCGGACAGCGGAGGCGATCAGGCGGTTACCATCCAGCACGCCGAACAGCACCAGATCGCCGGCCTGGGGCGCAGTGGTGTCGAAGGTCCCAGCGGTTTCGTCGTATTCCTCGATCACGGTGCCATCATCCAGGGTCAGATCGTAGTCAGTCGTAGAACCAGAGACAGAGGCAATGAAGTCGCCGGAGCCTACCATGGTTTGGGTTCTATAATCACGCATTGTGAATCCTTTCTAAAACAGTGTTATATCCTGTGCACAGCATGGGTTTTGAGCGCCCACAGGGCGCTACAGGCATTAATCTTCTTCATAATCTTCCGGGTCGTCATAGACCGGACACCCATTTTCATCATAGGTGAAGGCCGGCTCTGGCATGTGTGCAAGGCGCTGGATCTTGATTGTGGTCTTGCCTGTGATCAAAGCTTTGGCTAATCGGTGACGGCCGTCTGCAATATCCCCGCCAGGAGTCAGGATAATAGGGTACTTTAGGTTTGCTTTATTCACGAGCTGTGCATGCATGCAGAACTCTTTGAAATCATCCCCGGTCCTGGACCAGACGGAGATGTCAGTAATGAATCCGACCAGGGGGACTTCGTAGACTGGGAGATCTTTAGCTGCTTCCCACAAGTCGGATACATAATAGGCGGCATCATGCTGCACAAATATCTGCTCATCTGCCCAGGCATCCACGCCGAAATCGAATGCTGGATAGTCTTTGGGGTTGATCATCGTTTAAACCTGTCCCTTATATTTATGATTTTCGGTTTGATTATGTCGTTTTCTACACGGTGTTTAAACCGCCACATTCCAGTAGCAGGGTCGAGCCTGAAGTCGCGGAACTTATCAGTCTCGCGCTTCTGTAGCTCATTGTGATCCTTCATCTGCTTGAGCACATGGAGTGTATGTCTGACTGCCATAGCCAGCGCTTCCACGCGGTCATCATGTATCAAGGACCCCCTCTCCCTGGTCAGGAACTTCATCTGATGTAGGAGCTGGTAAGTTGGGCGAACCTCAGTGCTATACTTATTTGTGCTGAGAACGTCCTCGTCTGGGATGCTGCTATTTAAGATAAGCCTATGGGAACCGATCACCGGCTCCAGGGCGTCGATAATTCGAAGCTCTTTCTGGCCTGTAGACCACACCTCCTCGATACCAACCTTGTAGTCAGCGTGCATGAAGGCTGCGGCCAGGGCAGTGGCATAGGCGCCATGTCCAAAGTTCTTTTCCACCAGTATATTGGTGACTTCCCACTTCTTTGCTAAAGCCACTATCTGTTGAAGCTTACTGGGTTCAGTACCGCCAGGGATGCCTGTAACTTCCATCCCGAATAGCATACCATTGAGCGCATACAACACAGCGCATCCAGTCTCATCGCCGTTCTGACCGCCACCAGCGGGGTCTACTGCCAGCACTTTGTAGGTGTATGGGAGATACGTGTCTGCTGTTTTTGCTGGCATGAAGAGCTTATCGGTGATTGGCGAGCCTACGGCACGCGGGAGAATGAAGTCTGGGTCGTTGGTCCAGGTATACTTTGTCGGTGCGTCCTCTCGGTCTAAGCTGTAAAATGGAATATGCTTTAGCTTTAGTGGGAACCTGTCGGCGTCTGTTAGCGCCGTATCAAGCATGAATTGGAGGTTGAAGTAAGCCTTACCCTGGTCGCGTTCTTTCTTGACCAGTATCTCTTCAGACATCATGAGAGGGTCTGTAGCGGCTCCTCTGTCGCCATCCATACCATACCCTGTCCTAAGACTCGGGTCTGCTGTCATGGCTTTGACGATCATCGGAGCGAGGTGCCCTCCATAGTTGGCTTCCTCTTCCTCGGTTGGAAACCTTCCGGGCCATATACGGACTGTAAATCCCCTGGCTGGAAGATCGTTGTATATCGAATCAACTGATTGTGGCGTTCCGAGATACAGGATCTTGCCACTCTGATTGATCGAGGTGAAATCGCGGGTGAGCTGTCTGAGGTTCTCCCGCATGGTTTGGGTCATACTGTTCTTGGCAGACTCGATATCATCCCCAATCAGAAGGTCGGCACGGTATCCTTGCATATTGCTGGAGATACCAAGGCAGGCGATACTCGGAGACTTATCAGCCCCCTTTAAATCATGGTGGATGTCAAAGGCTTCTACTGAGGTCCGGGTGCCTGGATTTGATTTATCTGGTCTGAGCGGCTCAAGGATTCCCATCCCATTGATGATACAAATACACCATGTACTGATCTGCTTTGCCAGTGGTGTGCCCGCGCTGAATATCAAGACTCTGGACTTAGGGTCCTGTATAATTGTCCATACCGCGTAGCAGCCGGTGATAGTAGTCTTAGCCTCACCGCGCTGTGCCTGGACCATAGCGTACAGGGGCCCCTTGGCCACATACCGGGCTATATCCATTTGCATCTCGGTAGGAACAAATCCAAGGAGGTCTACGCTCACATCATAATAGAAGTCCTCGAACTCCTTATAATGTTCAGCAACCGCCTTGAGGTCCCTTAATCTGGCTTCTACCTGTTCAGGTGTGGATGCCATGTAGTAACCTCCTGGTAACCTATTATGGTAACCTTATATAGTAACCTATCCTGTCGGATATATATGCCCCTCTATTAAAGGTCCAATTAATTGTAAAGGGATAAAAGGGAGTTACATCTCTGCAACCCCCTTCTTGGATTAACCAAGCCCGGCTGCCTTACGGGCCTCCTCCTGGGCCTGCCCTCGGATAACCGAGAAGCGTGTAGCTGCCCGCTCCTCCAATTCCTTCTCGATCTTTGACAGAGTGTTAGCCACGAACGGGTTCATGGACACCTTGTTATTATTAAGGAAGGTGATGGCTGCGGAAACTATCCTCGGGTCCGGGTCCATTTTTACCTCTTCCCCAGTTTCAGGGTCGATGTAATTACGGCCTTCAAGCTGGGCCAGAAGAACCGCGGCAACTTTAGCGTGCAGTTCACCCATGATCTCTTCGCCTGCGGCGTTCTTGCTCATACAACCTCCTATGGCCAGAAGGACCGGACAGCGGTCGCCAGAATAGCGACAAACGTGGCCCATGTCCATTTTTGATAAAGTTTTACATCAGCCTCCACGCGCTTGATGTCTTGCGTGGTATTACATTTCTCAGCGCAGGGGCCTTCGATATGTTCCTTCAGAAGGTCTTTCAGCTCCTTCTGCCCCGCGATAATATATTCGATGCGGGTTTCTATCACCGCCAATCTATGCTCGGTGTCGATGCCCCTTGATAATTCTGCCATCTGTGCCTCGTATAAAGGGGCCGGGGACCCCTGTTAATGGTAACTATTGAAGCAGCCTACTTGGTGCTAACCTATCCAGTTTATTTTTGGACCCACCCAGTATTGCCTGTGCCAGTTTCTTTAACGAATAATTTCCCGGAATTATTAGATTGGTATGTACTTCCAGGTACTGCGGTAACAGCCCCTTCAGGAGTTGTCCTATTGCCACAGAATTGATGCACACCCCGCTCAACAAAATAGATATAATCTTCGGTGTTTGCTCCAGACGTAAACGAAAATTCCATGCGTTTTGTAAAAGACGAGCTGTCAGCGGTATCACTGAATTGGATTTTAGAGCCCTGCTTAGCAACGATACCAACGCCGCCCGCCGGACAGGCGTTATTACCGGCGAAATTCTGCCCGCTAAGATACACCCGGCCTGACGCCGCCCCGGAAGCATTTGCCCCTTTCATATAAGTAACACCGGTATCAAGATCTCCAACCACGGCAGCAGCGGCATCCATATCAGATACTGCTGATAGCACAGTTATATTGGATCGTGCACGCATTGCATTCGTGAAATTTGTCACACCGTTGCTGATAAGCAGTACTCTTTGCCCTCCAGTGGGATCTGATACGTTTATATCATTCACTGCCTCCCCGCCGTATGCACCTATTGTATTTATTAAACACACAACTGCGTTGTATATAGAATTATCAACATTGACTCGTATCCATTCTATACCACCTGTGTCGTCCGCGTATGCCCCATCAAATCCATTGAATACAGAAATAGTGTCTGCGCTGGCATCTGGGCTGCCAAAGTAGCATCGCTCAACTTGGGTTGCGTCAGTCGGCTTGTTCAACACTGTCCCTTTCCAGTTGTTGCTCTGCCCATGGCAGTACACTGCCCATTGGTAAGGAGACAATACACCACCAATAGATAGATTCCCATTTACCCTGCCGTCTGTGGCGTTCTGTCCGTCAAAGAACTGGCATTTGGCGAACCCGGAGATAAGGGGCCGTATAAATGTGTTTGAAAACGAGCCTACCATGGTGCCAGGGTTGCTCGCGCTTTCTCCACGAAGGCGTATACCTGTAGACCCACTTTTATATCCACCGATTAATTTTACATGGAATTCACATCTTGTCGCGCCTTCACGGAAGTCAAGAGCCGTGGCGTTCGTTTGAGCATTGTAAATATTGATATCATACACCCTCTGATACGCCCCAACAGTGCAGGCGAGCACAACACCGCTGTTGGTGCCTGTTATAAGGGCACCAGGTGACATCATAATATGCTCGGTGGTAAAGAATATAGTGCCTGTTACTAAATACTGCCCGTCAGGAAAATACACTGTAGACCCGCCTGGTGCATATGTAAACGCGGCTTGTATAGCGGCTGTATCATCTGTAACTCCGTCACCTACTGCCCCGAAGTCGGGATGTGTCACATCTATCCAGGGGCCAGATTTCAATACTAAGGAGTCTGCGAAAATACCTCCAGCCATTGAGGCCCCTCCTACAACATTCATGCCATTAGCCCCGTCTGATGTGACTCCGGGGAGTAGTGATGGGGTCAATGTTTGGATGTTAGAAACTGATGTTTCCAGCGCGTCTATGTCATCCTCAGCCTCTTCGAGCCTTTCGACAAGAGTCTCTCCTACCACATCGTCCAAAAGCTCGTGTTCAATATATAGGCTGGCAAGCTGGGCGTTGTCCAGCTGGGTCTCATTGATTACTGCCTGATCCGAAAAGTCAACGTACTGTGAAGTCTTAGGAATGATTCTGCGAAACTCCAGTACGTCCCCGTCTACCGGCCAGTAGTCTTTTAGTTGTACTTGTGTACTGGACAGCCATGTAAAGCCATCAGCGTCAACACCCCCGGCACCGCCGCGTTCTGTGTCATTGAGATACAGCCACACATGCGTTCTTTGCAGGTAGCCTGGGGTCGGACCAGTGAACGCTATGTTAAACACGGTCTGTCCCACAGAGGCATTAACACCCACGGTGTATGTTATTTTTGAATACGCC